GCCAGATACTATTGATAAAAATTTAAGAGATGCTTTACTACAAATGAAAATTGAAGCTACTAATATATTTTCACAATTAGCAATTAGCTTGCCCAATGTTGCTAATTACAATGTTATTAACCCAATTAGCTTAAACAATCTTATTTTTAAATTATATGGTTCGCTAGAATTAAAAGAGACAATAAGATTGTTAAATAATTTTGGCGATACTTCGCAAATACAAGGCAACATAAAGATTTTGACAAATGTTTAGTAATAATATTTATCTTGAAGTAGATGGAGTTAGATATGAAGGTTTTACAGATATTGCCGTTAATTCAGCAATGGAAAACTTCTCTTCTTCTTTTGCATTCACATCACCATTAAAACTTAACGAGGAAGGTGAAGTTATACACGATATTAAAATGGGACAAAAAGCAAAGGTTTTTATTGATAAAATTTTAATTATTACTGGCTTTATAGAAGATCTAGATATAGACGAAGAAGATTCAAAAATAGCATCTGGTAGAGATGTTGGCTGTGATATAATTGATTCAGACATTATACAAAAATCTTATAATCAAAGAAATTTTGAAAGACTGGTTAATCTTGTTTTAAAAGATAACGGCTTCTCAATAGAAGTAATTAATAAAGTTGGTATCTTAAATTTAGAAGCAAACGAAACGATAAAGACGGAGCAAGGGCAGTCTATTTTTGATTTTTTAGATAAGTATGCCAAAAAATTACAAGTATTGCTTAAAATAGATAAAAACGGCAATCTTACCATTATTCGAGAAGATGATGATGTTGTTAAGAATATGCTAATAAATAATTATACAGCCGATACAAACATTCTAAAATCAAGATTAAAATTATCGACAATAGATAGATTTAATCTTGTAGAAGCATATTCACAAGGCAACAATAAAACTCATACTAAAACAGGTATTTCACAAAAAGGTAGAGCAACCGATCCACAAATTAGAGCAACTAGAAGAAAAATATTGACATTAAATACTGCAAGCGAAAGCAAATCATTAAAGGCTCTTGCCGAGTGGAATATACAAGTTAGAAAGGCAAAGGGTTCAAGATATACTTGCACAACACTTGGTTATTATTCTAGTAATAATACATTGTGGCAACCTAATACTCTTGTTGATATAATTGATTATCGTAAAAAAATTCAAGGAACTTTTTTAATACAAGGAGTGCAATTTAGCCAGAGCTTACACGGTTCATTTACTAATCTTGACATAGTAGAGCAAGGTTCTTTTAGTGTAGGCAAAATAAACAATTTTGGAAACAGTTTTGCTGATGATTTAATTATTTACTAAGCAATTAATCCGTGATTTTTTAAAGCTGTAATTATACTTGCAATTGCAACTCTTGCTTCTGCATCTATAATTGTTCCACCCGCAGGGTTGTTAATTGTCGCTTGTTGACTGCCAATAATTTTAATATTATTTACTTTATAAGATAAGGCATTGAAAGATTTATCGCAGTCAGTATCGCCTACAATATTATTCTTGCTACTGCCTGCTTTGAAACCATTGTTAGAAACTCTGTTTTTTAATTCGCTATCACCATCTTCAAGAATTGATTGTGTCGCTACTTCGTAAGGTATGCCAAATAAATTTGTTTTGCTACTATTGCAACCAAGTAATAAAACAAGTGTTGTATCTGTGGGTTTAACTTTTGATTGTGAGCCGTAAGGATAAAGTAATAATACATCATCGTAGATTTCATTATACATTGAAACAACCGTGGCATAAGTGCCATCAGTTTTTGTAATATAGCCTTTTATAATCATAGTTTTTTCTAGTGCTATTTTAATAGAATATTTTATCTTATAATTATAAACTTTTAAAATAAAAATGGCAATAGATTTTAAACTCACACAAAAAAAAGATTATTGGGATCTAGATATTGAAAACGGCGATATTGCCAAAACCGATAGTCTAGACACTGCCCTTTATATGTCGGTTTTTTGCGAAAGAAGAAGCAATAAAGTAAGTGAGCCAACATTAAGGAGTGGACACTTTACAAATGCTTTTAATCGTATTGCTGGCTATGAAATAGGTTCTTTGTTGTGGCTATATGTAACACAAGCCAAACAAACTCAATCTAATCTAACATCTATTGAAACATCAGTGAAAGACGGTCTAAAATGGATGATTGACGATAGTATAATTAGTAAAATAAATGTTAAAGCTACTAAACAAGATACAAAAGTTAATGTCGAAGTAGATTTAATAAATAAATTACAAGTCAACAGTAAATATTATAATCTTTTTTTAAATTTATAAATGGCAATTGAGTTCTCAACAATATCACAAATTCAAGAAAGACTTGCAAATGCCTTAATTCTTGCCGTAAATGCAGGACAGCTCGATACATCAAAGCAAATAGACCCTAATATTAGAAATTCTTTTGCTTTGGGATTAGTTAAATCAATGTCGGCTGGTTTTGATGAGAATAACGATAATATAAAAGAAGTTTTAAAGCAACTGTTTCCACAAACTGCAACCGATGAGTATTTAGAATTATGGGCTTCTTGGTTTGGCATTACTAGAAAAGATCCAGTGAAAGCCGAAGGTTATGCTATTTTTACTGGCACTGCTTCAACAACAATTCCTAATGCAACTGCAATTCAAAAAGCTGATGGCACACAATATGAAACCCAAGCCAGTGCAACAATATCAGCTCAAACAATAGGTATAACAACATTAACTAGAAGTGGAACTACTGCAACGGCAACAACCACCGCTAATCATAATTTAGCAACAGGAGTATCCGTTGTCATCGCTGGAGCTTCTCAAACCCAATACAATATTACCGCAACAATTAATGTTATTTCAAACACTCAATTTACCTACACAATAAGCGGAACACCTGCAAGCCCTGCCACTGGCACAATAACTGCAAGCTTTACTTCTGCATTTGTTGCAATAAAAGCTATTGATTATGGAGTAAATGGCAATTCTGCTGGTGGTTCTCAATTAACTTTAATCAGCCCAATAATTGATGTCAATGATAGTTGCTATTTAAGTTATGATGGCTTGACACTTGGTTTAGATGCCGAAACTGACGACCAATTAAGAAGTCGCTTAAATGAAAGATGTGCGAACTTTACCGCTCCATTTACAGCTTCTGGATTACCAGTTTTTATTAAAGAAAAAATTGCAGGAATAACTAGGGTTTGGGTTCAAACCGCAACACCATCCGCTGGTTATGTCACTATTTACTTTACCCGTGATAATGATACAAACATAATCCCAACAGGTTCACAAGTAAATGCTGTTAAAAATGCAATCATTGATGTTGATAATGGAATTAAACCCGCAAATACACCTGATAATTATGTTATAGTATCTGCACCAACTGCCGTGACAATTGCAATAACATTTGCAACATTAAGCCCCAACACTGTGGCAATAAAAACTGCCATTACAGCAACTCTTACCGATTATTTTAAAAGCCCCTCAATCAATGTTGGTGGTGATATTACATTAAACGAAATTAATGCTTTGATTTATGGTGTTATTGATGAAGATGGCAACTCGCCAACTTTTACATTATCGGCTCCAGCCAGCACAACAGTAGTTAGTGATTCACAATTAGCAATCCTAGGAACTATAACTTATCCGTAATGTTTAAAGAAAGAAATCAAACACAACAAGCGGATATTTTATCGCAATATTTAAGAGACGATAGACTGCACGAAGCTAAAAGTAGAGAGGATTCAACATTAAGAAAAATATTAATAGGCTTGGCTAGTGAATGGTTAAATTTTAGAAATAAAATAAATGAAGTTGCCAATGAGTATAATCTGCAAAAAACAACAGTATTAATTCAAGAGTGGGAAGGATTTGTTGGTATTCCTGATTCTTGCATTCCAGTATCTTCAACAATTGAACAAAGAAGGTTAAATGTTTTGCTAAAACTCGCTGGCATCAATGCTACAACTGAAAGCCAATTTAAAAAAATTGCCGAAATTCTTGGCTACAACATACAAGTTTCAAATGGGGAATTAAACGAAGCAAACATATATAAACAACTACTATATAACGTATCAGACTATACTATACAGCTGTTTAACAATACTGACAGCGTATGTGTACTTAGATTA